GACGACCCAGAAGGCATTTCATCTTCGGTCTTATAGCAATGCTTCTACGTCTGCCTAGGCACGGCGCACTGTAACAGTGACCACGCTTTTGGCGCTATATGGGATTTCTCCCCACTAGACATCCACAGAGTGAATGGCTAACGGAGAGCCACGACGTGAAGTCATGCGCTACTCGGTATCTTCTAGTTTTTTAGGCGTATGCCTCATACCATATACTGGCGTATCATCTGGTAATTCAGACTTAACAAGTCGCCATAACTTCTTTCCATGTCCTGGACGCTGGAGGCCAGCCCCATGGCATGAGAATCTTCCGCACTTCTTACAAGCATATCTGAACCACCTGTTCTCTTTTAAGAATCCAATGGTCGACTCTTTCTTAAATACGTCCTCGATGGCTTCCTGTTCTGAAATAAAGTCTCTCAGTAAAGGATCGCTACTATTGATTTTGATTAAGACTCTTATCAGTTGGCCTGCACATTTCATATATTTTTTTATCCCCCTTCCCCACCGCAGGTTACGAATCTTTTCCTATAAAGGATAAGCATACGAGGGTGAAGGGAGAGCCGAGTAGTTATTAGCTAGTCGGCACCCATATTATACCTTAGTTTAGTTTTTCTTTTAACTGGTCAATGATCTTTTCCATCACTGAATCGTAGTACGTCTTAAACTCGCCTTTCTTTCCATTAGCCTCCCAAATCCGCCAAATCGTGTTTCTAAGCCTTTCTGATGGAGTTTTTGTTTCAAACTCTCCTAGTTTAACTTCTGGGACAAAGATTTCAGTAAAAGGAGCTTCTTGAAAGTAGAAATACCCTTTTTTGTTCACACACTTATTAAGATGAAGGATGTCTTCATCGTGCAGTTCATTGGTAGCAACGCGTATCATCCAAGTATTATCCTTCTTACTTTCTACCTTATCTAGGATGGCCATTATCGGACGGGGGGTCATACTAGAAAGGTATTGAAGAAGGATCTATTTCCATGATGTTTTCACTTTTATCCATGGATTGATTAACGAAGTCGAGCGTAGACATAGTGACGCTATCGCCTACCGTTGAACGAGTAATGCTAACGACTGAATCAGTGGATCTAGCAGGTGCGTCCTTCTTATCTAGGAAGATAATGTCACCTGCGACAATTTCAGTCGTTGTTTTCTTTTGACCATCAGCCGTAGTCCATTCTCTCGTCTGTAACCTACCGTCTAGGTAAATCCTAGATCCTTTCGTTAGGAATGTACCGACATTCTCGGCGTTCTTATCCCAGCAAACGACGTTATGATACTCGGCTCTCTGTTTATCTTTACCCCAGCTATTCGTAACAAGGCGGAAGTTACAGACTGACTTATCTCCAGCCTTGCGTATAACTGGATCAGTTACCATGGTACCGATGAGCATTGCGCGGTTAAGATCCATATTAGCGATGGTTATAACAGGTCTGATAGCCCTTCTTTTGAGCCGTAGCACAGGCTTCACACTTTACTGAATCCTCTCCCTTACTTCCTTGTAGATCATTATCTTCTTCTCCCTCCACTAAAAAGAGAGAGGTTAGAGCGTAGCGTCTAAAGTAGGTAATTGAGGCACCCATCTTTTGCGGATCGTCTGATGGAGTAACAGGAGCGATAAAGCGCATGGTTTCACCGCTCTCACTATCACTAACGATAGTCTCAATAGCTAATTTGCCTTCTACGTGGGTTAGGGGTTGAAGGACAACGATACCATGTTTCGTGAAGGTAGGTTTAATAGCTTCAATAACCATGTTCACATCGAAGTATTTGTTTTTGAAGTGTCCACCTGTCTTTTCTTTATTAACGGCTTTTAACTCAGTTTGAATTGAGAGGAGCTTTGAATGTAGTGACATAATTAGTTTAATTCTGAAAAAATAATATCCAACTGATCGCTAACTTTCATATTATTGATACAGTCCTGACAAACACGAGCTTTATCGAAACGCTGGGAATCTTCACCAATGCCGCACTTTTCACACACTTGAGGAATCATGTTGTCTTTAAGGACTTCTTTTAAGACTTTGAAACAGTCCTCTTTTTCACGTACCCAGTTTTCAGAATACGGTTGCGAGTTACGATCAAGAGCATAGAGAGAGAATAGAGCGTCCATTAAACGAGAAGCGTCACTCGTGCTCAATCTGTCTAAAGCGTTAAAGATGGTTAAAAGGTACGGTCTAAGCTCTTTAGGATGATAGGGGAGGTTAAATCCCTCTGGACGGCCTATCTTCTTAAGAATGGCTGATTTCTGGTTAGGCGTCATATTAGAATGCTTCCTCAATATCTTTCTCACCTTCCTCTAAGATCACCTGAAGATCACTTAAACAATCATCACAAAGTTCAGTCATATTGTCTTCCTTTGAACCTCGAATGATCTGCCTATTGCAGTTCTCACAGTTAAACGGTTGTCCGTATGTGGTCATAATTTACAGTTAATGAATGATGTACAATTAGCTAAGTCACATGAGAGATTACGGTGTGATCAGGTTTAGCCGACCAGTCGTAACATCTTTGCCTTTTTCAACCTTACTTCTATAGACTACCAGTAAAGTAGACTAAATGTCAATAGTGTGTTATAGTACTCCTGTTGATAACTTTTTAACACATATGAAACAAAGAAAAAAGCGCGTAATCAATAAAGAAATTAACTGGGCAAAGGAGGAGCGCGAGAACATGTCCATGTTTAATGACTATCTAAAGGGGTTAACTGTGTATGAGGTGGCTGATAAATACGGATGTAGTCCACAATGGGTAGCTAAGCTAGTCACAGCCGATCTCAGTGAAGAATTGAAACAAACGCATAAAAACAACCGTCTTGAGCTGTTGTACAAGAAGCTAAAAAACATCGCTTGACATAGGTAGCGTTAATAGATTATACTGGTATTGATCTGCGTGGGTAACGTAGGTATATCGGTTCGAGTGAGTCTCGTGCCATCCTTTAGCGGGATGGTTACCCCACGAGGCGACCTCTAACCGATATTTTTGTTGGTTAGCGTCTTTCGAGCGACGTTAAATCCGCAGGAACTCTTAAGCCTGTAATTAAAGGAGTAACACATTGAGGGCAGACCTAAATCCAGGCGCTGTCGGCGACTGACAACCTGGTCAGTGGCTTGCTCTTAATGAACCACAAGGGGACGTAGTTAACCCCCAAAGAATCCCTACAATGCCAGCCCGCGCACCCGTTGCCGTACCACTGACAAAGTCGCTTTGTGCCTATTTTTATTTAATGTTAGCCAAGTAATACGGTTATACACAGCTCTTATAGACAAGATGTCGCTACTGTGCTACAGTAGTAATCGTATGAAACACACACCAATTGTACATCGTAGAGTGTCCGCTAAGGACAAAAAGAAAGGTTTACTTATTTGGGCCTTTGTTCTCCTCTGTGGCTTTGGTCTCATTCATTCACAGCTTAATAACTTATTCGCTAGTCCAGTACACGCACAGGATGCCTCTGTAGCCTTCGACGATCGTCTAGGTGAGCTTTTTCCTACGAGTACGGTAATCTACACCAACTCTGTTAAAACGACGCGTATGAAGGAACCTAAGACTATTAAAGCACGTGTAACGTATTACTCAGTTAAAGATAGCTGTCACTTCCCTGCTAAGGACGGAGGCTGTTACTCCGCTAACTATCCTCATAAGATCCAACGTGGTGATATGGCTTGCCCTAAAGAGTACAAGTTCGGCACCAAGGTTCAGTACAATGGTGAGATCTATATCTGTAATGACCGCACGGCTGATTGGGTACAAGATAAGTGGGAAGAACCTACCTTCGATATCTTTGTCCCTACTTCAAAAGAAGTTAAGCCACGTGTGTTTACTGAAGTAACTATTTTCTAATATGAACATTAAACAATATTTCTGTGTACATCCTAGAGAAAACATCGAAGCAACTCACAATCTTAACCAAGAGACCGCAGAATATATGATTTCCTTCCTTAAGGAAACTATTGCTACGTTCAAAATGGCTAAGAAACGTAAACTAGAATATCACCCAACGTTCTCATCTACAGATGTAAAGATGTTAAAGTGCAACAAGTGCGGTAAAATTATAACCTTTTAATATGAAACATCACCCGAGCTTGTCCGCTGGTGAATCTCAATGTTCTAAGTTACTTCAAGTGTTAGAAAGAGGTGGTGAGTTCACCGTTCCTCAACTGATTAAAGCAGTTTACAGAGTACCAGGACCTGCATCTGCTCGTCTTGCCGCTCGTATCTTTGAGCTTAAAGATAAAGGAAAGAAGATCATTACAAGACGGTACAGGGTGGGAAAGAAGGTCACGTTTACTTATGAGCTTATAAAGGATGTGAAATTCAAATAATATGCTTCAACCTGGCCCACAACCTCGAAGAAAGATCGTTACCGCCTGCTGTAGATCTGGATATACGAGACCTATTACAAGATATGTCTGTAACGAGTGCAAGAAAGAATGCGCCCTGATGAAAGACGACGGCTATCGACCTGCTAAAGTCACAATGTTTATGGATTACAAACCGCCTGAGAATATGACTTGGAAGGAACGTAATGAAGAAGTTCTTAAAAGAACGAATAAAGTTGCTGAATATACAAACCAAATTGGCGGAGTTACTGATTCAACTGAAATAAAGTTTATTAAACAGCGTATTAAGTGGAATAACGACAGGATCGCTCTACTTTTAGGCTAAGTTGTGGTATAATTATGGTATGAGGTTGAAACCTTTAAAGCCAAAGAAGGTAAAAAAACCAACTGTCCGTCAGCTTATAAAGAAGCTAGATAGCGTGTTCTCAATATGGATACGCAAAAGAGACGCAGGCTTTGACGACCACATTGTTTGCTTCACCTGTGGAGCTCGTAAACACTGGAAAGAAGCCCAAAACTCCCACTATGTGAGCAGACGGCACATGAGTACACGGTTCTATGAGAAAAATTGTCACAGCGCTTGTGTGGCATGCAACGTATTTCTACACGGCAACATGGATAACTACGCTCTCGCCCTTCAAAGAAAGTACGGAGCCTCTATCCTCGAAGAATTGAATGGACTAAAACACCTTTCAAAGAGCTTCACTGTCCAAGAGCTACAGTCCCTTATTGATAAATACCGTAGCTAGTAGTAATATACTGGGCATATGGCTAAGATAAGAGAAGAGGAATATAGAAAAGACTCTCCAACAAATCCATACGGAGCTAACCAGTACACGATGGACCCAAGACAGTTAGCCTGTTGGAAATACTACACCGATCCCAAATCAGAAACCTTCGGCAACGCTACACAATCAGCTATAAGAGCTGGGTATACGGATGGTACAGCAGACCGCATAACGCACGAGAATTGGTTTAAAGGTAAATTACGGAGGCTCCAATTGCTTGATAAAGCCGAGAAAGTATTAGAGGAAACCCTTGATTTAGACACCTTGGACGAGGATGGGAAAAAGGATAAAGGACTCCATGCTTTAAAGTTAGACGCTGCTAAGTTTATCGCTAAGACCCAAGGTAAGAATGAAGGGTATAGTGAGAGACAAGAGTTAACTGGTAAAGATGGAGCACCATTGCCAACTCCAATCCTAGGAGGACTTACAAAAGATGTTTCAACAGACGACGGCAGTTAAAAAGATTCTAGCAATGAAGAAACGCCTTAAGATTATTCAAGGTGGTTCTTCTGCTGGAAAGACGATAGCGGTATTGCTTATCCTAATAGACAAGGCTCAATCTCAAAGAGGTAAGCTTATAAGCGTTGTGAGCGAAACGCTCCCACACCTTCGCCGTGGTGCCATCAAAGACTTCATTTCAATCATGGAGGCCCATGGGTACTACAAGGATGACAGATGGAACGTATCTAACTTTACTTACACCTTCGAGACTGGATCTAAGATAGAGTTCTTTTCAGCAGACTCCCCTGATCGTGTACGCGGGCCACGTCGCGACATCCTTTTCTTAAACGAGGCTAACAATGTTTCATATGAAACATATACCCAGCTCTCAATACGTACCAACGACGAGATCTTTATTGATTACAACCCTGTAAGTGAGTTCTGGGTTCATTCCGAGGTAATACCTACCACCGAGCATGACTTCGCTATCCTTACCTACCTAGACAACGAAGCTTTACCTGACACCATCGTTAAAGAGTTAGAGAATAGGAAGTCTAACAAGAGATTTTGGACAGTCTACGGCTTAGGCCAAATCGGTGAAGCTGAGGGTAGAGTTTACTCAAATTGGCAGATTATCGATGAAATACCACATGAGGCCCGTTTAGAACGCTATGGCCTTGATTTCGGCTATACAAACGATCCTACGGCGATAGCTGCGGTCTATGCGTATAACGGGGGATTCATACTAGACGAAGTCTGTTATAAGAAGGGGATGAGTAATCGACAGATCGCTGATACGTTCTTAACAACTGACCGAGCTTTGATTTGCGCCGATAGTGCTGAACCTAAATCTATTGATGAGCTAAAGTCCTATGGTTTAGATGTTGTACCCTGCTCAAAGGGGCCAGGATCTATCAACCAGGGCATTCAGTACGTTCAGGATCAAAAGATCAGCGTCACAAAAAGAAGCATTAACCTTATCAAAGAGTATCGTGGCTATCTGTGGAGAACCGACAGAGATGGTAGAATAATTAACGAGGCGGAGAGCGGAAATGATCATTTATTGGATGCTGCTCGCTATGCTTTAGAGTCATACCGTCCGCGTGTGGATTATCCTATCGGTGTCTATGACTTTGCACCTCCTGAGTATTAGCGTATAATAAAAGCGTAACGGTTGAGATAACTACTGTGGCAACAAAGAAAGCAAGCTCAAAAGAGCCGGAGAAGACAAAGAAGTCCCAAGTATCCCAAGCATCCAAAGCAGCGCTTGAGGATAAGGTTGCGTACACCAAACGCGGGAGCGCTTTGAATCCATACACGAACGATGTTTTCCAACAGGCGGCTACGCTTATCCAGTATGAGAAACGTGCTTATGAGGACGCTAATCGTTCGATCAAGTCTTCGCTTAAGAAGGCTTATAAGAACTACCTAGGCATCTTTGATCAGCCTTATGATACCTACACAAAGCGTAAGAAGATCTTTAGCCCTCTTACTCATGACATAGTGGATTCGATTTCAAAGCCTGTTCAGATCACGGCAAAGTCGATCAAGTTCCTTCCATTAACAGATAAGTCGAGAGGTAAGGCGAAACTCTTGAACATGGTAATGCCTTACTTCTTCCAAGTAATGGATTTTGATAAGCATATTGAGACGTTTAAACACCGTGTAGCCATGCTTGGCACTCAGGTATCTTTGCAAGACTGGGTCTATCAAGAGGATGAGATGTCTGTTGAGAATGATCCTACTGAAGAGCTTTTGCTTGGTCTGCCTGAAGAAAAGGCTGCAAAGAAGAAGACAAAGAAGGTTGTCCAGGACCGTCCACGTATCACGAACTTAGACATCATGGATCTGTTCATGCCGGCCACAGCTGAATCCATTCAATGGGCTGTGGCTAATGCTTCCGTGATCTATCGCGACGTCTGTACCGCTGATGATATTCGCAGAAACCCTAACTATTCGGAGGAGGTTAGAGCTTCTATCCAAGGACGTACGATTGTATCAACGGCAACGGATGACTCTACGTCTTTGATGAAATACTCAATGAGTGGCTTCTCAGGCCCTGGCGCCGGAAAGGTCATGCAATCAGGTGAAACGGAGAAGTTCTCCAATCCTGTCGTGGCTCGCTATCGACGTTTCGGCAAAGTCCCTAAGAGCTGGATTACCGGTGACGAGGCTGATGGCCTTATCTCGATTGATGCCATTATCGAGGCTGTTGCATCGGACTCAACCGAGTATAACTTTGAAACCCTTTCGATCCGTCCATCGCCGTTCGGAGCCTATGGCCCATTCGAAGACTGTCGTTTCAATATCCTTCCTAAGCGTTATTACGGTGAAGGTGTGGGCGAACGCTTGATTCCTTACCAGATTTGGCACAACGAGGTCATTAACAACCGTCGAAACAACGAGATGATCGTCCAGCACAGGATGTTCATCACGAAGAAAGGAAAGGTAGACACTCGTCAGCTCTTTGCCCGTCCAGGTGGTGCTATCGAAGTTGAGAATCCTACGACGGATATCATTCCTCTCGCTACGCCGGATATTGCAGGTTCCTCATTCGGCGAAGATAACTACATCCTTTCAGGCGCTCAGCGCCTTGCTGGTGTAGCCATGACGCCAATTAACAAGAAGGCGACAGCTACAGAGATCAATAACATTCAGGCGAATGCTAATGTTACATCAAATGAGTACATGGGCGCGCTTGAGCAGTATCTTGAGGGCCTTGTACTCCATCACGTCATCCCTCTCTGCAAGCGCTACTTCAGTGATGAGAAAGCCATTCCTATCACGATGTCCGCTAAAGAGATGGAACAGTTGGATACCTATAACGGCTATCGTCCTTTCACCAGCGAAGAAGCTAACTCGGTTCGTTTCTTGCTTGTCGATGATCCTTCGCTCTTCGACGGTGAGTTCGCCGTAACGGTGGACATCGAAGGCTCGGGACAGAATCGCGCTCAACAGGCCGCTGTGCTTACCCAGATGATGACGCTTGCCTCAAAGATCCAAGGAGCTAATATGAACCTTCCTGAAGCCTTTAGAAAGCTCGCTGAGCTCTCTGGCATTTCAGATGATCGCTTATTCAATGACGCTGCTCCTACCGGACCGACGGGCGTAACGAATCCTCAAGTTCCTGGCATGGCGCAAATGATGGCAATGGCTGGGCAAGGTGGGACACAAGGCCCGCCTCCTCAGCCATCACAAAGCGCTCAAGGACTAGCTCAAGGAATAGCTCAAGGCATGGCATAATATGAAAGTATACGATCAAGAAGAAAGGTTAGATATTAAAGGCAAGTTGCAGGATGAATCGCGTAAAGCGAATGTCATTAAGGACTTGCTCGGATCTAAGGGTTGGGCTCTCTTGGCCGGTTACTTTGAAGAACGATATCTTGAGGTGGCAGACGGTTATCCGTTTGAAACGCCTCAAGACGTGGCTGGCAGAAACGCTAGGCTAGATGAAATAAAACGCATCTATCAGTTCTTAAAGGTTGAGTTTGATACCAGTGCCTTAAACATCCGCTCATTACATGAACAGTTGCTGTTAGATGATGAGTATGTTCCGACACCGTGGGAGATCTAAGTCTCCCATGGAATCGGGCCATTCTCTAAGAATGCCCATTTAATCAACTCTTTTCATATATGGCTGACACACAGCAAACCCTCAATGCCGACGTTTCTGGGGAAACAGGCGACGAGAATGCGATGGTCGATGCATCCACAGATTCCGGCAATGGGTCTGCCGACGCACTATCGCAGGCAGATTTAGCGCTTATTGAACGCGCTACAGGTAGAAAGTTCGCTAACCAAGATGACGCTGAAAAGTACCTCAAGAACCTCAATGGTCTTGTCGGCGATAACGTCGTCTCGGCACAGCGTGAAGATGCTCGAATGTATAAAGCGGTGATCACGCGATATGCAGCCGAAAACAGCCTCTCTTACGATGATGCTAAGCAAGCTCTCGAAACCCTTGTAGCCCCTTCAAAAGACACCAAAGTCGCTTCTCAGGCTCCACAAAATAAGCAGGTCTATGTTGACCCGCGTATTGACGAGCTAGAACGTAAGGACTTTTTACGCGAGAACCCAATCGCTGCTCCTTACTTCGATAAGATCGATAGATTCGCTAAACTCAACGGCCAGACGCTTTCGTCTGCCTATCAAGAGCTTTACGGAGACATCCTCGCTGAGAAAGCAAAACAACAGCAATCTGAGGCCAAGCGGAAAGACAAAATTGCTGCTTCCATTCCTACGTCAACGTCTGCACCGGCATCCGCACCTTCAATCCCTGAGTCTAAACGTCTCATGGATGATTATAAAAAGACCGGTAATAGCGCTATTTTACGCGAAGCCATGAAGGCTCGTGCAAAAGAAACCTATATAAAGACCGAAGAATAGGGATGATAAGTAGCCTTAAACTCTAACGTATGGCTACTGACAATTACGCACGCACATATGGGGATGCTTCTATTAAAGAAGATGTCCTCGATATGATCGAACAGCTCTCTCCAGAAGAGACCTCGCTGTTCAAAACCCTCGGTAAATCCACGGCTTACGCCATGGTCCACCAATGGTTGGTTGATACCCTTGCTACTACCGCCGCTGTAGGCGAAGAAGCTGCCCAGTTCTCTGGTACGGCTTTGAACAACCCTGCGCGTTCCACGAACATCGTTGAAATCGTTAACCTCGACTTCGGTGTAACGGACGCACAGCGTGCTGTTGACCACTATGGCTTCGAAGACCGTTTTGCTTACGAGCAAGAAAAGGCTTTGAAATCATGGCGTAACAAGGCAGAATCGGATATCCTTCGCTCCTCGCTCGTCTCCGGTGCATCCGGTACGGCCGCACAGTGTATCGGTATCTTGAACTGTATCTCCACCAACAAGACCTCCCACTCATCGGGTACGATCTTGAATCAGTCGATCCTCGATGGCCTCTTGGGCATCGCATGGGAAAACGGTAACGGCCAAGCTGTCTCTGACCTCTTTGTAGGTTCATTGATGAAGCGCCGCATCTCGCAGTTCTCTGGTCGCTCTGGTACTCAGTTCGTTCTTCCTGCTGATCAGGAACGCCTTGTAACCACCACGTCGGGCTACGTCTCAGACTTCGGTGATCTCAAGGTTCACCTTCACCGCTACATGCAGAAGGATTACGCAGCTAACTCGGACGCAACGGGTCGTGTACTCGGTATCGTTGCTGACAAGTTCAAGATCGCGTATCTCAACGGCATGACTCCTAGCGTTGAACGCTTCGGCCGCCGTGGTTCGACTACGGACGCTCGCGCAAGCGGCGCCTTCACGGTTGAATCACTCAACGAACGCACGTCGTTCTTCTCCGACGGCTTCTTGCTCCAGGGTTGATCTAAACTAGTACTTGACCGTCTGATTAAAGTGCTTTATGCTGTACGTATATGCCCAAAGGCGTTTACGACCGCAGCCATATTGTCCACTGGAATCTAGGCGGTAAAAGGCTAGATCTCTCTGGCAAGAATAATCCTCGCTGGAACAGCGTTGAAAAAACCTGCATGACCTGCCAGAAGCAATTTTGGATTAAAAAAAGCCATGCGGATGCTAGAAAAACGTGTTCACGCGAATGCCACAAGAAATACCGCTCTGTCCATATCTCCGGGAGTAATTCTGGGGCATGGAAGGGCGGTATTTCGCGTAATTGGAGTATGTACAATGGGCAGTTTAATGCAGCATTGAAGATGGCTATTCGTGAAAGAGACGGCCATAAATGTGTCTTTTGTTACAAAGATAACAAACTGCAAGTTCATCATTTCAATCATAATACGAAAGACAATCGCCCGGATAATCTCATATTAGTCTGCATGCATTGTCATGCTCTGCTGCATCGGTTTACAGATAGATCGAATGGCGTTTTGAATGTGAAGCGTAAGTAAGCCCCCTCACGGGGGTTTTTTGTTGCCTGTTTATTTTTATGGTATTATTCCATTGTATGGTTGAGACATTTAACGACGACATTTTTAGCAGGGTTGTCCCACTCGAAGAAATCAGTTGGACAGCTATTGAGATGATCATGGAGGCTTACGCTGAGAAGTATCCCGAGGAGTTAATGGGATGTTTCGCCTACGTGAAGCAGTTAAAAGAAAGTAAGAACAACGACTTTGCCAGCGAAGGATCGCAAAGACACGCTTACGAGGTGCCTGAAAGACTACACAAGGCCCTTTCAATCAAGTTCCCTAAGTTGTTCGAAGGTGAGAATCTAAAGAAGTTCCTTAACCTGTATCCAGGCTTCCAAGTCGCCAATAAACTCTAAGTAAACTCTAATATGCAAACAATCGGGTTGGGCATCATCACTAAAAATGACGAGTATGAGATTCTTGATAAAGCTCTTAATAGTGTTAGCGGTCACGTGGATGCTATTTATGTCACTGTAGCCGACAAAGAACCACCTAAAGACGAGATTATTAAGGTTGTGGACAAGTACGGCGCTCACCTTAGCTATTTCAAATGGGTTAATAACTTCGCCGCGGCTCGTAATTTCAATATGAGCCAGTGCAAAGAGGACTGGTATACCTGGATGGATACGGATGACACCGTTTCAGGCGCTGAGTTCATGCGTCAGGTCGTCAATGGCTTCCCTTCGAACATTGCTTTTGGACTTGCGACCTATAACTATGCCTTCTATCCGTCTGGCATGGTCGCTACTAAGCACCCGAAGGAGCGTTTTATGCGTAATGACGGGACGTTTACATGGAAAGGGTACCTCCATGAGAACTGCGTGCCTGAATCCCAGCTTGATGGTACTCACGTTGATTCGATTATTTGGAATCATCATACGAACGACGCGAAGTCGTTGGCTTCGGCTAAGCGAAACGTAGAGATTATTGAGCAGGAAATTAAAGATCAGATCGAAGTTGGCAAGCCTGACCCTCGTACTGTTTTCAATTTGGGCATGGCTTACGCTTCAATCGCCCAGAGGACGATGGAGAAAGAGGACTGGATTCAAGCTATCCGTGCTTTTCATAAATATTTAGAGGTCGGTGGCTGGTCTGAACACGCTTATATGGCGTGGAAGTTCATCGGCTATGGCCAGCAGTGCCTTGAACGTCCTGAACAAGCTTTAGACAGCTATTTCGAAGCGATTAAGATTTGTCCACAGTATGGTGATGCTTATGCGGCTATTGGGGCCGCTTATGATCGTCTTAACCAGCTGGATAAGGCAGAGATTTGGTACAAATTAGCCTTAACTGAGGGTTCCGAGAACGCCTACGCCCACGATGTCGGCATGGCGACCCTTACTCCCCTGACTTCTTTGGCTCGCATCTACGCTTTAAAGGGAAAGATTGATGATGCGGAGAAGTACGCTCGCATGGCTCTTGAAATTACCGGCTCAGATCCTCAAATCGAAGGTATTTTAGAGGAAATCCTTAGCATTCGTGAGAAAATTAACCGCGCTGACGAGATTCTTAAAGAGATTGAGGCGTTGCCAAGTGAATCACAGCAAGACAAGTGGGCCTCTTTAACCGAAGTTGAGAAGTCTTATCCTGCTATCGTTAACTGGAGACGCGCTCAAGACTGGGGGACGAAGACATCGGGCAAGGATATTACGATCTTTACCGGTCAATCATGGGAGGAATGGAACCCTGAGAGTGCGAAAACGGGCATTGGTGGCTCTGAAGAGGCGGTTATCAACATGGCTAATGAGTTCAAGAAGCAGGGTTGGAACGTCACGGTTTACGGTAACCATGGCCCAGAACCTAAAGAATACGATGGTGTTTGGTATCGTCCTTGGTGGTCAGTGTCACTCAAGGAAGCTTGTGATATATTTATCGCGTGGAGAGATCCGGGCATCTTCGAATTCGATATCAAGGCTAAGAAAACCTATCTTTGGCTACATGACACCAACGATCCAGCGTCCATCACGGAAAAAAGGCTCAAGAACATCACGAAAGTCATCACGCTTTCAAAATGGCACCGTGCTCTCTATCCTCTCGTCCCTGATGAAAAGATGTTGGTATCGCGCAACGGCATCCTTACGGAACAGTTTAAAGAAAAGAAAGAAAAAGACACGAACAAAATTGTCTATTCGTCAGCTCCTAACCGTGGATTGCATTCGTTACTTGAAATGTGGCCTAAAATCAGAGAACGAGTCCCTAATGCCCAACTATATTGGGCCTATGGGTGGAACACGTTTGACAAGGCGGCAGCTAGTAACCCTCAAATGCAAGTATTTAAGAAGCGTGTGGTCGGGTTACTTAACCAGCCTGGCGTCACGGATCTGGGTCGAATCGGACATGAAGAACTCGCGGAGCTGATGAAGGCCGCTAACGTTTGGGCTTATCCTACGGAATTCACTGAAATCTCGTGTATTACCGGTATGAAGATGCAGGCAGCTGGCACAGTCCCTGTCTGCACGACGGTGGCCGCTCTCGATGAGACGGTTCAATACGGCCACAAGCTCGATGTTCCTGATATGTGGTCGAATAAAGAAGCCCAAGAGAAGTTTATCGACGCTATCGTGGATGTGATTCAAAACGGCTATGACAAGCGTGAGGAAATGCGAGAATGGGCTATCAATCACTACGGCTGGGACACGGTAGCGAAAGAATGGATTAACGAGTTTACTAGCTAATATGAGCGAATGGATTAACCCTCACAAATTACCCGATGGGGATCAGCAGAAACGATTACACCTTGGTCGATACGCTTGGGCAAAGGAGATGCTCTCAACGAACGCGAGAGCTGTCGCCAACGCCGCCTGTTCGTGTAACTACGGTCATGAGTATCTAAAGAAGGCAGGAAGACTTGTTATCGGCTTTGATCGTAACCCTGTAGGGCTCCAGAATGCCCGCCAAGACGGTTTTGACCTCGTGATTGATAAAGATATCCAGAATGAGACATTCGATGGCTTTGACGCCATTGTGAGCCTTGAAACGATAGAACACCTAAAAGACCCCTATGCCTTCGTCAAAGGGTGGTCACAAACCGTCAAAGAATGCGTCATCTCCGTCCCCTGTATCCCAACAAAGCACTTTAACGAATGGCACCTTCACGATTTTACTCAGGAAGATGCTCGTAAACTTGTACGGGATGCCGGCTTTACAATTAGCTCCGAGGCGTTCCAGGACGAGGATGGATTATCTAAGCCAACTTATATGCTCATTCATGCAACCAGATGATATGCAAGAAAATAACCTGTTAGATAACGGATCGTTGTGGTCAAACTTCTCTAAAGAAGAAGCACACTCGTTCCTTCAAAGCGAAGAATTAGGCGTTAAACACCCTGCACGCATTTTTGTGCGTGATCTTGTGGCTAAGCTAGGTAACGCAAAGCAGACTCTTTTAGATGTCCCTTGCGGTTCAGGCACGGACGCCGAGGTTCTTAAAGACGTTTGTAAATATTCTGGGATGGATAAAACCCAGCTTCTTGTTGAAACCGTGGCAGAGCGCTACGGCGTTGAGACGATCCTTGGGGATATCCGTAAGAATGACGTTAAAGACGGGGCTTTTGATATCGTTCTCGCTCGCGCTATCTTCGAACACCTAACCGGCCTAAAGGATGTAGAAATGGCTATCAATGAATGCGTCCGTATCGCTAAAAAAGACGTTATATTAGCATTTTATTTGCCTTTAACGGGTCAAACTAACGTCAATTTTAACGGCGTTTATTATGAGAATCGCTATGGCAAAGACGATATTTTGGGCATGCTTCATCGTGTTGGCCTACCTTTTGACTATCACCACGTTAGCGTCGATGGCACTCATTTTGTCGATTCTTACGATATTTTTCATCTAAAGAAGCCTATTGAGAGACCTGTCGAGAAGCCTATTGATGAACCCGCTGACAAACCAGCAAAGAAGATCGAGGTTAAAGCTGACACTGCGGTAGAGGTGCCTGTAACGGTTAAGAAGCGCGGCCGTCCAAAGAAATCCTAGTATGAAAGTATCAGCCTGTATCTGCGTTTATAACGAGACCACTCTCTTGAAGGCTGCTCTTAAACAATATCCTGAGTGGGTTGATCGCATCATCGTTCTCGTTTCGCAAATGCCTTGGCGCGGATCTGGCACAGCAGACGCCTTTAAGACGATTGAACTTCTTAGAGGATGGAAAGACAAGCGCGTAGAGATGGTTGTGAATAACTGGCGAAACGAAGAAGACCAAAGAAACTTCGGTCTTGGCATTTTAGCCGACAATGACTGGGTGATAACCATGGATGCTGACGAATATTTCACTAAGGAGGGATGGGATGAATTGCATGATTCGATGCGAGAATGGGGAGCTTGTGATGTGATCGTTGCAGGGATGAGAACCTACTGGAAATCGGCTGATTATCGTTGGGAACCGCCTGATATGCACAAGCCGACCATCGCGGTAAGGCCGAAAAGGACCTCCTTCTTTGATAAGCGTGAAGTTACGGCAAATCTTAACCGTCAGATGCGTTCAACGATGCACCATTTCTCATGGGTTCGTACTGATGAAGAGGTGTTTCAAAAGGTGCAAAACTATATGCATGCTGACGACTTTCAAGGCATGGAATGGTATGGTAATATATGGAAAGCATGGAGCGAGGATAAGGCGAAGGAGATGACAAATCTTCGTCCCTACGGGGATACGACAACGAAAGCCATATACGATCCAGCGCCTCAAGAAATTAAAGACTTATTTCAATAGGTTGCATTCAATAGTCCTTTGGTTGAGTTATGAGGGCTGTTCGTGTGTTTTTGCGTCAGCTCAACCGCGCAGGCCATACGAATAGCCCCCACAAGCCTTTTAGGGCCTGGGGGTATTCTCATCTATGGCACTCGACCAAGTAAACAATTTTGGTAAATCAACAGTAACGACAGGTTATAGCAATTCGGCTACATCCATCGTTGTTACTGATGGCTCTCGCTTCCCAGATCCTGCTAGCGGCAATTTTAACGTAGCTTGGTGGAACTCTACTGACTATTTCGACCCTTCTGACGATCCTAACCGTGAAATCGTCCGTGTAACGGCTAAGTCTTCAAATACGTTGACGGTTACTCGTGCTCAAGAAGGTACTTCAGCTACTTCAAAGAACACAACCGATAAAACTTATACGATGATTCTTGCGCCTACAGCCAAGATGATTACGGATATTGGCACTTCTTTGGGCACGAAGGTAGCAGGCCCTGGTTCATCAACTGACAACGCTGTCATGCGTTGGGACGGTACAGGTGGCTACACGGCGCAGAACTCGGTTGTAACGGTAGACGACACTGGCGTGATGGCTGGAGCTTCTATCAGCGGCTCTGCTAACACAATCACCAATGTTCCTATTTCAACGGGCGTGTCTGGTCTAGGCGCTGGTGTCGCGACGCTTCTCGGTACTCCTTCAAGTGCGAACTTGGCCGCTGCTTTAACCGATGAAACTGGTACTGGTTCGGCCGTCTTCGCTAACACTCCAACACTCGTCACCCCTATTCTTGGCACCCCGACATCGGGTACTTTAACGAACTGTACTGGCTTGCCTATTTCAACAGGTGTTTCAGGTCTTGGATCAAACGTAGCTACCTTTTTGGCTACGCCTTCGTCGGCTAACCTTGCCGCCGCTCTTACGGATGAAACAGGTACGGGTTCCGCAGTGTTTGGCACGTCCCCAACAATTACCACGTCGCTTGCAACTGGCTCATCTTCGTTTGACCTCATTAATACGAACGCTACGACGGTTAACTTCGCAGGTGCCGCCACTACGTTGAACATCGGTGGGTCAGGTGCGGCTATTAAGCTTGGCGGTGGCGCAACAGCAGCTGAGCTTCGCTTCATGGAGCCATCAGGTTCTGGTACGAATTACACCGCGTTCAAAGCTCAAGCCCAGGCAGGTGATGTTACCTATACTCTCCCAGCCGCTGACGGCACTTCTGGTTACGTTCTTCAAACGAACGGCTCTGGTACGCTTTCATGGGTAGCTCAATCAGGCGGTGGAGGCGGTGGCACTCCTGGAGGCTCTGATACTCAAGTCCAGTTTAACGATGCAGGATCTTTTGGCGGTGACGCAGGTTTTACGTATAACAAGACAACCGACGTAGCTACTTTAGGCGGCTTGCTTTTGTCTGGTCTTACGGCTTCGTCAGCAGTTGCTACTGACGGTTCAAAGAACCTGGTATCCGTAACGAATACAGGTTCGGGTAATAACGTTTTAGCTACTTCACCAACACTTACAACGCCTGTTCTTGGCGTAGCTACGGCTACTTCGATTAACAAGGTAGCCATTACCGCTCCTGCCACTTCAGCAACACTTACACTCGCTGACGGTTCATCTTTAGTAACTTCAGGGGCTAACTCGATCACTCTTACGAGCTCTGGTGCGACCAACGTTACTCTTCCTACTACTGGAACACTTGCAACCCTTGCAGGCGCTGAAACGCTTTCTAGTAAAACTCTCACCGCGCCTAAGTTCGCCAATGGTGGTTTTATTGCTGATGCTAACGGTAACGAAGAAATCATTTTCACCACTACCGCATCGGCTGTTAATGAAATTACCATCGCTAATGCAGCAACAGGTAATGGGCCTACTATCCTCACCACTGGCGGTAATACAAACGCCCCGATTACTCTTGGAGGTAAAGGGACGGGTGCGGTTCGTATTGGTCAGGCAACGTCTGTCGGCGTGGATCTTCTCGCTGATCAGCCTATCAGAGACAGCTCAAGTAATGAGCTTATCAGCTTCACGAAAACCGCCTCAGCAACGACTCAGGTTAACATTACGAATGCTGCCACGGGTACAACTGGACCTCTTATCACCCCAGCTGGTGAAACAAACGTAGATCTCCGTGTCGGTGGTACGGGTACGGGCAAGATCCATAACACCACAGGTGAATACGGTGATATTACAACTGATACTGATGGTGCTACCGTTACCTTCAACATGGCTACTTCTAACATCCATCAAGTAACTCTTGGCGGTAATCGAACTATGGCTGTTTCAAACGTTGGCGTCGGTCAATGCTTTATGATTCGTCTTGTTCAAGACGGCACGGGTTCGCGTACGGTTACATGGTTTAGTACCATTAAATGGGCTGGTGGTTCCGCTCCTACACTTACGACCACGGCGAATAAGACTGATGTGCTTGGTTTTCTTCAAACTTCATCAGGTAACTATGATGGCTTTGTAATTGGTCAAAATTTGTAATATGCGTTTATTCCTAGCAAAAATAATGGCGACGATAACGCAACATCCGCGTTATCTTCCAGATATTGAATGGTCTAGTAACAGCTGGACTCACAATGTATTCAGATCTTTTGAGTTTATTTTTGGTCGTAGATCAGGTGTACGAGTTGAGATGAGCTCTTATGTGTTCCATAAAGACGGAAAGACATACAGAGGTTACTCTTTCCACACAATCGAAGCGATGGTTGCCCATTTTGAGGGCATAATTCGTGATCGCTTTGAGAAGTTAATACCAGATAAAATCTTCATTACTCAGTTAGCTGGTGATGCGGGCGCAATGGGTTTCGATCCTTTTGGTCTTGGTGGGGTTCTTATGGCTGTTGCTTATGATGCCGTCTCTTCTTCTGCGGCCTTATCTACGACCCTAACTACAACTCATACCTGTACAGGTTCTGATCGCTATCTAACGGCGGGCGGTTCAGGCCGTGGCACCATTTCAGCTGCAAGTTATAACTCAGTTTCAATGAGTTCTTTGGGGACGCCAGCGTTCAATAGCCCTGTGAGAGCTGCTATGTATGGTCTTCTTGGGCCTGCTTCTGGTGGCAACACGTTGTCTATGACGTTTGCAGATAATACCAATGTTCTTGGTGGCATTTCGCTTACAGGCGCTGGTAGTACTAGTGGTTATAACTCAAATACAGGTACTGGTACGGCTACGTCACTCACAATCGTGTCTGTCTCAACGTCCATCGTTGTAGACTGTATGGATCATGGCGATGATGGCAATCCAACGGCTACAGGCTCAGGACAGACGGCGCGCTACGCAACAAACAATGCTGACGCAGCCGGTGGTAGTACGAAAACAGGCGCTGCTTCAACATCAATGTCATGGTCTCGTCCTTCGAGTTCGGTATGGGCAACTGTAGGTATTTCGATTGATCAGGTTACTGCTGTGACGATAAACCCTGCTTTCTTTCTCAACTTTCTTTAATATGGACATTCAAAACAAAAATACAGGTATCTTAATAGAGCCACCAAAAGAAACCGACTATATAGCTGGAGCGGGTTGGGTTACTCCTCTAAACCATCCAACAGGTAATTGGTCTAACTCACTACCGTCAGGTGAAAGACAAGGCGGCGTTTATTTCGATTCGATGGCCTGTGTATCGTTCTCGGCGGTAAACGTCATTGAAACCCAGTTAAACTGGATGCTTTCAACGAATCAATTGCCTTCCGCAACGGTTAAAGCCATGCAAGAATTAGGTTATATCA